AGTAGAGACATCGACTACCGGCAACACGTCGCTGCCATCGACCGTCGTCAGCGCCGTCAACTGAGTGATTTTTGAGTCGGCCATCGCCTCTAACCCTTTTGCCTGTTGTTGGAGCGTCCCAGCAGGCGCTGGACGGTATCTGTCTCGTAAATGCGCAGCGACAACCAGATGACCGACAAAAGAGCGCTGATCGCAGGCAGGAACTCGAAGAGTGTACCAATCGCTATGGTAACTGCTGTCCAGTCAACGAAGTCTTTCTCGCTGTGCATCTCTCGATCCTAACCATTGACTGCTTCCGTGGTCTGAGCATTACAAACCCAACGGATCGTGGTAGCGCTTGCCCCAGTGACCCGGATCGCGAACCCGCCGTTCGTTATATCAGCCTCTACCACCACAGCCCACCCCGATGCACCAGCGTCGGCGGCTAATTCCGTGACAGTCGCAGAACCAAGCAAAGCTGTGTCCGATGCGTTTGCGCCGCGCTTCATAGCCGCCTTGATCTCCCAGACTTTAGCATCAGCGACAGATACGTTTGTGTCTTTCGCTACTACAAAACCATGCAGGAGGAAGAGCGATTGGCTCGGCATATTGATTGTGTTGTACGCATCTGCCGTACCTGTACCATCAGCGGTAACACGCGTTTGGGTATCCGACGTAGTCTCTACACGGAGTACATGCCGTGATATCTGCGCTGTACCGGATGTGCTAGAGAAAGCTCCAGAAGCAATTGCCTCCTGCCCATACCTCGTAGCATCGGCTTGGTACCCTCCAACGACTGTGGCATAGGCGCTATTAGCACCGATAGTATTTCCCCTACCACCACCTATAACGGCGTACGTAGCGGAATTAGCGTTATCCTTACCTCCAGAGACCACACCGGACGTAGCCGTAGACGCCAACGTGTTAGTGTCCCCGCCTACAACCACACCTGTCACTGCATTATTGGTGTTGTTGTTACCACCGCTAACCACGGCGCTCGTAGCGGACGTGCCCACGGTATTGTTAACACCGCCCGTGAGGACAGAGTTGTTCCCACCGGCCACTTCAGTGGCAGTAGAACGGTTCGTCTGTAAATCGACGGCATTCGTACCGCGCTTATTGCCACCAGCGGAAGCACTATTCGGAATAGCCGCCAGGATTGAACCGGTACCTTTTGGCACGATAGCGGTATCTATATTACTCTCCGCCCCCGTGGCGGAAAACGCCTCTACAGGGACGGTTGCGTTGGGGCTTGCGCTATTTTTAGACTCATCGAAATAGAACAGCCCAGGAGCCACGGAGAGGACATCAACGCCGTCAGCGTATAAAATGAGGGTCTCGCCATTGAGCACAGTGGTAGCTACCCCACCACTGATCGCTACGGAGAGAGACTGGTCACCCGTAGTAGCGTTCTTTACCACATACATCTTCTGTACCGCGGGAACATATAAAGTCCGCGTAGCGGTAAGAGACACTGAAGATGTCACATTGAAGTATAAAGCGCGAAATACCTGACTACCGTTACTGTCCGTATAAGTTAAGGTCTTATCGGTATCCGTAGCAAAGTCTACATCTTCGTAGCCACCTACGGCTTGTTCCACTGCCTCCCAATTATTATTGGTCGTAGCGCCCCAAGTGTTGGTCTGCTCACCGGTGCCGATCAGTTCCAACTTTAGGTTAGAATATGTACTCAATGTAGGAACTCCTAAGCCGCTATCAGCGTCCAGAATGGATTCTGGTCAGGTACAATATCCTCCCAGATGTTCACGTTACCTATTGCGCCGATACCAACCACACCAGTAGGTATGACCGTAACATTGATCGGGACCTCTACATCACCTATGGCCCCAACAGCCGACACACCGGTCACCCCAAAACCGAAAACAAAAGTCAGATCTTGACCGGATAGTGTGAAACTGCCTTGCCCTGCAGTGATAGACCTAGTCGATGTAAGAGTGCTATCCAGGCCAGTAAGCGTAAAGCTGCCAGCACCAGCCGGTAAACCATAGCCTATGCTAAGGGTACTACTATACCCGGTTAGGGTAAAGTTACCATAAGCTGCGGCTATTAGATAGTCCGCGTCAAGATTTATATCCTGTCCGGTTAGGGTAAACGCACCAACACCGCCTGAAACAGCGTAACCGTTGGCAAACGATATATCCTGACCGGTTACTACAAAACTACCATATCCTACGGCAATGGTAGTACCGACAGTAAGAGCGGCATCCTGACCCGCTAACGTAAAGTACCCGGTACCCCCAAGGAGATCGTCGGCAACACCGTCGTCAGCAAGCGGTGTGGAGGCTAATGGGTTGAAGCCGAGCATCGTCTACCTACTACACAGCCGATGAGTCGAACATATCTGGTTGCACCATGACCCAATTATAACATTTCGCAAGAAAGTTTGCGCCATCCTGAGCTTCTACGAAATCAGTGTCTACGGCATACCGGCGGAAATCCACCGTACGCGTGTCGTCTCCTGGCGCTGCGGTAGCATAACCGGCTACATCTATATGGGTTTCGAATTTGGGTCCAGTGTCAGTGCGCATCCGGACCGTCGCGACGGTAACGATGCGAAAATAGGCCCCGGCGAACGGTACGCCGTATGAACTATTGCTGATATCGAGTTGGATCGCCATTAGTACGTAGCCTCGCTTGTGTTAATAGTAGCAACCCAGTTGATACTGGTGGAACTTGCGCCGGTGACGGTAATCGCTAAACCCCCGTTCGTGGTATCTGCGCTTAGAGCTAGTCCCCAACTGGGTGTGTTGTCGATGGCAGTAACCGTACTAGCTACCAACACCGTAGTGGCCGCCCCATTATCGCTGTACAGCAACCCTTCAACACGCCAACCGGCAGAGGAAGCCGAAGTCCCTGATTGTCTGGCCACCACCGTACCAGTAAAACTATAAGCAGCGTAGCTAGGGATAATTACCTGATTATTGGTAGAGGCTGCACTATCGTCGGTCGTTATCTGCTTTGGGGTCGCGTCTGTCGTTCTACCACGCAGGACATACGTACCGGTCTGATGTACCTCCGTAGAGGCAGATCCGCCAGTCAAACGACCGCTACTAAAACTTAATTTACCCTTTGTACCGTTGGTGTGTGCATAGTACCCAAGAGCCACAGAATACCGCGCATCCGCAGTTACATTAGTACCAAATGCTTGGCAGTAATAATCGCTGGCTGTAGGTTCATACCCAATAGCAACACTATACCCCACCGAAGTTCTAGCACTACGCCCGATAGCTACGCCGTAGCCGTCCCCGATAGCGCCATAGCTGCTACTATTAGAAATTATAGATATACTGGTACCACCAACAGCATAAGAGTACCCGATGGCCGTGTTGTTGGTCCCAGTGGGACCGATTGTAGCATAATACCCAAATGCCTGCGAAGATTGAGTAATCGCCGTAGCATTATACCCGACAGCTGTCGTGTAATTAGCAGAACCGGAAGAGTTTATTCCTACAGCTACTGCATTAGCCCCTGCAGCTGCTCCGGTCCCTACAGCTACGGAATTATCCCCTGTAGTTGCTGCCCCGCTACCAATAGCAATAGAATTAGCGCCCAGTGCGGTTGGAGTAGTGGGGCTAGACGGGTTGGCCGCGTATAGCCCAGGAGCCGTATACCCTACACGGGAACCGTAATAGTTGGTACCACCGTCCGTAGTAAAGAAATCTAGAGCAAGGACGACCCCGGCGTCAGGAGCTGGAGGGATCGGATCGTCTAACCAAGAAACAGATGCTGGATACGATATAGTAGCCGGCACGGTATCCGGCGTGGAGTAACTATATATGGTTCTATATGAGCTACTTCCCAAATAGAGCCGGGCGCCATTATCTACAAATTGCAGGCCATTGGTGGCACCAAGTTTTACTGTATCAGCGAGCGCACTGTAAGAAATACTAGCGTAAACAGCAGTGGACAGATCGTATGCCGTAGAGAGGCTATATTGGTAAATAGTGTTCGTACCAGTATAAGTTACTCCAAACAATCTAGTGCCGTCCGCACTGAATGTAAAAGACTGCATAGTGCCACTTTGGGCCGCCATACTGAAGCTGACACTAGTATAGGACGCTGTAGATAAATCATACGCCGTAGACAGGCTATACACATAAATAACAGCCAAACTCATTACGTATAGTTTAGTACCATCTCCATTAAATCTCATGTCGCTCGGGTAGTCTGCTTGAGCGGTGACGTTTAAACTAACGCTATCGTAGGAAGCGGTTGAGACATCGTAAGCCGTGGATAGACTGTACTGATACACACTATCAACAGTATGATAATTTAGAATGTAACACTTGGTACCATCACTATTAAAAAGAATGCCTTTTATATTACTAGCTTGTGCAGAAAAAGCAAAACTAGAAACTAACGTTGTCGTGGTTAGGTCAGATGCTGTAGACAGCGTAAAGTAGTATGCAGAATTACTCCTTACGGTATGCAGCTTAGTATAACCTGCAGATACAGTAAAATTCTCAACACCCATATTGCTACTAGTCATAGTAGCAGTACTCACACTGTCGTAGGAAGCAGTGGACATATCATAAGCGGTGGAAAGCGTGTATTGGAATATAAAGCTAACGGCGGTTACGCTACCACTCAGGTAGAACTTGGTACCGTCATCGTTGAAGATACCACTAGTAGGGGATCCTGTTTGCCCCGATATATTAAAGCTAACGCTATCGTAGGAAGCGGTGGATAAATCATATGCGGTGGAAAGCGTGTACTGGTAGACAGAGTCATTACCACTTCCAAGTACGTATAATTTAGTGCCATCGCTATTAAAGAAAAGGCTCCGCACGTTAGTATCTTGCGAACTTACGCTAAAAGAGACACTGTCATAAGAAGTGGTGGATATATCATAAGCGGTGGAAAGCGTGTACTGATAGACTGCATCAGTACCATTTCCAAGTACGTATAATTTAGTACCGTCGGAGTTAAAAGAAAGCCCATATGGATTTGTGTCTTGGCTTGCTACACTGAAACTTACACTATCGTAGGAAGCAGTGGTGATATCGTAAGCAGTGGAGAGCGTATACTGGTAGATAGTGTCACTATTATACCCAATGATATATAGTTTAGTGCCATCAGCGTTAAACCGAAGCCCCATCGGATATATTTCTTGGGCGCCTACAAAGAAACTGTTTACATACGCCGCAGTAGAAATATCGTACGCGGTACTAAGACTATAGTAACCAACTGAACCCGAAAACCCAAGTACAAAAAGTTTTGTACCATCATTATTAAATACTATCCCGGTACTACTAAGAATACCCCCTACGGTATACGTCTCGTTAGTAAAAGCCGCATTTGCAACGGAGTAGCCACCAGACGCAGACGGTACATTTACCCCTGTGATGTTTGCAGAAAATCTATAGCCGGTCCCACTGGCGGGGGGATTGGTAAACGCAAGGGTAGCGTTACCCGTAAGGGTGTGGTTGAATATAGTACCTGTACTAAGATCTAAGGTTGCATTACCAGATACAGTACCGACTCTGGAATCGCGCAACTCTGCTTCAGTTGCCGCTACATAAACAATAGCGCTACCGGTAAGACTAATCGCCGAGCCACCGCTAGAACTTTCACTCACTGTACGCGTGAGTGTAGTTCCGGAAGCCGTGTATGTACCAGTACCGATCTCCCAGCTATCGCCATCTTCAATGACATAGCGTACGGTCTGCCCGTCGGCTACACCAGCAGACGCAAAACTCTGATACCCAGCCTCTGGACTACCTAGAGTTATAGTCCCCGTGCCCGTGGTGCTAGTAGCGACTTTTGCCCTGTTTACGAGCGTAACCATAAGAGTATCCCCTACGTTAACTGAAGTACCCCATTAGCCGCATCGAAATCGACGGTCAAGGTATCGCCGTCGTTAAGCGTCAAAGCCGAACCATAATCATAGTAGCATACCAGAGGGTCCGCTGGGCTCGTCACGGTATCGTCGTAGATATAGATATATTGGAACGGGCCGACAGTACCGCCCGATGCCGTAAGCGTAATATCCGACAGCACCAGCTTGTAGACACCACTAGTCTGAGACGATGATGTGGTAGTGATGTTACGGCTAGACAGGTTAGTGTAGCTGACCTGAGTTACGTTAGCCAAAATACCGTTACCATCCGCGGTGGGGTTGGACGACTCCGAACCTGGAGCCGTATTGGATAGCGCGATGACAAACTGGTCAGAACCTAGGTTTGCCGCCTCTACCGCGTTCTCCACAAAGTCGTTAATCTTGTTGAATGTAGCCATCTCAGCCTCCTAAGATATGCGAACTATGGCGTTGCTAGCATCTGCTGTTGGGAATTGGATAATGAACGTACCAGCGTTGGAAGTTTTATCCTCCCCGAAATCTAGTACCGCAATAGCCCTGTTAGCCTTAGAGGAGTTATAGATCAAGGCTCCCCTAGCCGTGATAGAAGATCCAACCCACTGGGTATTGTCGAAGTCAACGATAGCCGTAGTGCCAGAAGTTGAAATCGTAGCGCCCGTCAGTACATTACCACCGGCTGTGTATCCCGTACCAACTACTTCATTTGTAGTGGTGTACGCAGTGGTCGTAGCGTTGAGAGTGGCGCTACTTGTATAAAGCGCAATCTTCAACGTATCACTATCGAGATCCTGGATACCACCAAGGATCTCGGCCTTGAAGCTGGTGCACATACTCTGTGTAATAGCCATAGTGAAACCCCTATGTTGGAATAGAACGGTACTCGCCAGAGCGATACATATCTTGGCGTAGTTTACCGTCACCCAGGTTCTTCAGAAGCCCGATAGCCAGGGCGTACAGCTTCTCGTATATAGCCACTACATCCGGCTCCCCTTTTAGAAACCTAATAGCTTCTATAAGTGCCCCGTTCAATAGGGCTGAATCAAACTCATCGCCTAACCAGCTAGTTCCGGCAGTTACGATAGATTCAGGATAATAGCCGTAGTGTAGCTCTACAGTGTAATCAGCATCGGGGGTAGGCCCTAAAATGAAAGACGTACCGCTGAAGAAGGCATAATGCTTCGGCGCGCCAGTATCTGTCGGTGCCGGATATGCTTCCCGGATAAAGTTAACGTCCTTATTCAGAAGGTACGTATACGAACCAGCGTCATTTATAGTAGCCATACTGAAGGAATACAGAAAGTCTGCCGGCATCTGCAGGTACTTATTCCCAGAAGATGCCGTACCTGTAACATTCCTACGTAGCTCGGGGATCTGGACGCTATTGTAGATCTTCTGCTCAGCCTGCTGCGTAAACATAGCAAGCTGATCCGAGGTGAACGTAGTCTCGGTTATGTCCTGTATGTTAGCAGTTAGCTCAGAGTAATTCATAGTTACGCCATAGGTCCGCGGGCGTAGAGGCCCTTAGTAGCTGCGCCTGTACCTTTGATCTTAACGCCCTTACCCTTCTTGGCGGGTTTGGTGGATTTTTTCACTGGCCTTTTACCGTACATAGTCACACTCCTAACTCGTGGTTACGGAAACTGTCCCTACAAACGTGGTACCGACAACCGGTACCACCGGTATGATGATAGCGCGACTAGCGGCTAGTTGCGCTGTGTCTGGGCGCGGATCGCGCAGAGCCTGCGGATCGTATACCGGATACTCACCCAACTGCAACTGCGGATGATCCGGGTCCCAACACTCCCTACACGCCTTAGTGCCTGTAACCTTCCGCTTAACTATGACGCTGCGAAGATCTCGTAATTTATATGTGAAGCCGCAGACATCGCATACACCTAGAGCCTTCCTACTAGATGCAAACCGGTTCCCCATACTATACCCTCATAGCCAGAGGGACAAAACGCACAGACGCCTTTTCACGATCTTCGCCTGCAGCCAGATCGAACTGCTCCATATACGCTTCTTTGAGGATCGGTAGCCTGGGAGCCAACTCTGGAACCTTCATAGCAATATGATAGGCCAGACCAGCTACCAGACAAGGCAGGAAACGGAAGTTCATGTCCGCTGTCTGCACACCACTACCAGCATCTTCGATACGCCGCATACGCCAATACGCAAACGTATAATCATTGCTATCCGGAACAGGCCAGACATTAATACGAGGTGCATCGCGCAACCGCTCTATCCACACCTGGATAGGCCGCCCGGTATTAGTCTTGTTGGGGATGGACGCGTATGTACTGACGCTTATCCGTGTTATGGTAAGATCCTGCTGGGTAGTACCACTACCTGTACGGATTACATGCTCCAGCAGATCAATCGTATCCGCAGGTAGTGTGTACTGTCCGGTACCAGTCGTGAGGCTAATCGTGCCGGAATCAATAGTCCAAAGGTTAATCCCCCGGTTCTGCCACTCAATAGTCAATAAGTTCATGGACCGACGCGCAGTGCGAAGATCGTAACCAGACCGCATTTCACGGCCAGCACGCTCCCACGCCTCCTCGGCGATCTCAGTAAAGTCCATATTGAACGCGGTAGTACCGGAGGTAGCCATCACATACTCGCCCGCATATTATCGACCAAGTTAGGGTAAGGGCGCTTGCCGGATTTAGCCAGCTCTTTGGCTTTCATCTTACGACGTGCGCTCATAGGGTTTGGTTTACCAAGCCCTTTAGGTCTGGGTTTATCCCAAACCTCCCCACCTTTGGCGTAGTTATGGCTGCAGCCACAACAATCTTTGCGGTAATACTTACGCATTACGCACCAGCCATACGGACCATCTTACAGGGTCGGACTTTACCCCCAGCGGCCATACCACAACCACGGACCTTACCGCCCTTGTTGTATTTCTTGGCCATACCGCCACCCATCATCTTAACTTTACCGCCCTTTTTCATGCGTGGGCCATGGCCATACGTTTGCGGCGCTCCTCTTCCGGATCACGGCCCATAGCGGCGGGACCCATCGGAGCGGTAGCCATACCGGCAGGGCCTGGAGCAGCCATACCACCCATCTGATACTTCTTCATCGTAGAGAACTCCTTACCTATAGATTGTGGAACACCAACTTTTTTAGCAAAATCCTCGTTGTGGGCTACCGCTTGCATAAACCGTTGCTGTTTCTTGGTCTTAGCAGGCATCTAACAATTCCACGCACGTAGGCTTTTGTTGATACGGCTGTTTGGGTCACTAGCTGTCTTAGAGCTAGTTAGTTTCTTCTTCATACCGGACATACGCGCGCAAAAAGATTTACGCCGAGATGCGTCCTTCTTAGTCTTAGGGTTGGGTGCTGGCGGCTTCAGATTCATCCCCTGCCGTTTGGCAGAGGCTCTACCTTTAGCGTTTAGGCCGCCCTCTGGGTCTTTACCCTCCTTGCGTTGCCATGCAGGAGATACAGACCCACCAGACTTATAGTATGACCGCATAACCTACCCCAAGATCAATGTGATCGTAGATCCGGTACCGCTCATAGCAGACACATAGCAACCGTTTCGGGCAAGAATACCGTCGTCGTCACCGATATAGAGGCTATTCGAACCAGCAGCGACACTAACGTCCAGCAGTGTCTCTCCAGTGTTGCTGCCATCCTTAATAGTGAACGCTGTTACCGCTGTGCCATATACAAGAACGTTCCGGATACGCGCACGTCCAGGCCCTACCAGTCCAGGCGTAAACCCAGAGGTAGAGACGTTGTAGGCTTTTACTTCATTACCAGCCATCTAACCGTCCCCTTAACCAGCGGAGACAGTAAGAACACCTAAGTTACTCCAGAGCTGTCCGGCAACAGCGGGGTTAGAAGTAGGCAGGTTGGAGAGGATTACGACGCTATTAGTGCCGTCGTATGTAATAGAGATATTGACCGTCTCAGCGCCGGTAGACGCGGTCTTGGTAATATCCTTAAACCCGTTTTCGGAACGTACGGGTCCGCTAAAAGTCGTATTAGCCATGCGTATCTCCTGTCTTGGCTAAGTCAGCCTAACGGCTGTCAGGGAACGAGTATATTATACACAAAAGAAAAGAGGGAGCAAGTAATTGCTCCCTCTCCTAGGTCACGCGCCGGGTGAGCCGTAGATCCCAAGGGGATCAGACACACCGAACGAGTAACGCTCACGAGCCTTGTAGCGGCTGTTGCCCGTGTCGAAGTCGGCGTCCATAGACGTAGACATCGGAGTACGGACGAAATGCTTCAGGCCGTTCGGAACGTCGGTAAGGAGGAACCAAGCGTTCGTGTCGGTCATATAGTGGTTAACGGTATAACCCTCCGGGATGGAACCATTGTTCCGCAGGGCGTTGATATCGTTATCCGCAGTGCCGACACGGCCCTCGGTCTCCAACAGACGAGTAGCGACAAACTGGAGCGCCGGAGGCACAACCAGCTTGCGCGGCTTCGCAGCGATGAGGAGCCCACGCTCGTCCGTCCAACCCGCAATCTGAATAACTGCAGCCTCAAGAGAAGTCTCGTTAAGGTCAGCAGCAACAGCTGGCGTATTGGAGTTAGTACCACCGGACACCAACGGGTGGTCGGTAGCACAGAGCACTTTACCGTCACCATAGGTAACACCCGAGCCAGTGAACGCATTGTTCAGGATGGCAGAGGCTTTAACCTGTTTGGTGTACGCCATAGCACGAGCCAGCGCTTTGGTATAACGAGCCGACAGAGAGTCGTACAAGTTATCCTCAATGGCCTCTTCCGTGATGGAAAAGCCCATGGCGATGGTTTCGTGGTTATAGCGAGCGGTCCAGGCTTCCTGGGCATTGTCGTAGGTAATCGCAGCGCCTTCGTTTTTAACCGGGGCAGCTGAGAAACCCGACAGCTTGGTTTCTTCCTCGAACGACCGTTCCGAAGACTCGGTCTCGAAGATTTCCTGATGCTCCTCACCGTCCTT